ATAGCTTGATTGTTGCTGCACATTCTGGTCTTAAGATACCATGCCCTAGAGCATATTTTGCAACCATAAGTGTCCCTTGATACATTATTCCGTAATCAGAGCCACTTATCTCAGTTGTCATATCCATCAACTTAACTGTACCAACAGCAGATTTGTGGAAGACAAGACCAATAGTTTTACTATCGTCACCTGAGTAAGTGTTGTTAGCACCTGATGGGTTTGATCCTACGTTTGATTGAGGTACGTTGTTACTCATCATTACAGGAATACCTGCAATCTGTTGTACACGACCAGAAGCAAATGAACCATTACCACCTGGGTTAAAGTCAACATCTACAGTTCTTGTAGCAGATTCAGCAAGTTTGTAGTACTCAGCAGGTGGTAGTACACAGAAACGATCTGTTGGAGGAATGTCTCTTTCGTCAAATGT